TTGGCTGCTTTTGCTATGGCAACAAGTTGCGGCAGGTACTCTTCAAGCGTTACATCTCCAATGTTTGGGAAGAAACTGCGGTCATATTTTTCCTGCAATGTCATTTGCCAACTCCTTCGTACTGTTCCACTTCGTAGTCAAGAATGCTCTCTTGGTCTTCAGGGTATAGGTCGCCAAATGGTACAAAGTGATTCTCTTGGCAGCAATGCCATTTGCTACCCTGCGGCTCGCAGCAGTAGCAGCAAAACGTAGTGTTTTCTAACTCTTGCCTGACTAACTCTCTGAATGGTGTGTGTGTCATAAAAAACCTTTCTTGGTCAATAAATCCGCTTGCGGAGTGCTTGCGGTGACGACATCTTATCGCAGCTTTCCAGCCTTTTTTGAACTATTTACTAGGGGTTTATACCTATGTTCAAGGCCAAAAAATTGTGCTAGGCTCATAGGATGACCATGGATGAACTTGAACTTCAGAGCGCAGAAATCCTGCTATGCCAAGCCATTGAGCTTGCTGGCGAGTACAACATTGCTGATGACCTGGACGCTGCCACAATTGCCCTGCTGACTAGGGCACTTGAGCTTGCGAAAGAACCCGTATAGAATGTGGGCACGGCTACCCTTAGCGGGGGAAAAGGCGACTCGTTACCGCCCTGCCGATGTTCTTTTAAGTAACGCTAACCTAGAACGTAAGGTTGCAAAATGCACTATTACCAATTCAACATTGGTGACTATCAGAGCCACACGGCTCACCTCACAGACATGGAAGACTTGGCCTACAGGCGTTTGCTTGATTGGTACTACCTTCATGAGCTTTCCATCCCACTTGATTTAACAGAGGTTGCGAGACAGATTCGTATGCGAACGCATAGCGATTGCATTGCATCCGTATTGCGAGAGTACTTCGAGCGCACAGAAGATGGATGGATTCACCATAGGGCAAACAAGGAAATGGCGAAGGTTGGCGAGAAGTCTGAGAAGGCTGCTGCAAGTGCTAAGGCAAGATGGGACAAGCCAAAGGATGCGAACGCATTGCGAACGCAATCCGAAGGCAATGCTACACATAACACATTACCCATTACACAAGACACATCACACAAGACACAAAAGAAGACAGTCGCCCCGCCGTTCGGCGTGACGGAATCCGTTTGGCAGGATTGGGTAACTTTAAGAAAGTCGAAGAAAGCAGCAGTCACCCAGACAGCACTCGATGGCATAGAACGCGAAGCCAAGAAAGCAGGGGTCAGTCTACAGACAGCATTGGAGACCTGCTGTGCAAGAGGCTGGACAGGATTTAAGGCCGAATGGATGGAGGAAAAGCTAACCGCCAATCAAAAGGCTGCAAACAATCTTCATGTTCTGACTCGAGGACTAACAGCACCCAAGCCATTTTGGGCTAAACCAACGGAGGTTGACAATGACCGACTTTTGCAACCCTGATTCAGGCTTTGATTACATCTTTTCTAGGCTTGGTGCGATTTACGGCGCATCGTTTGCTAGGCATTGGGAAGGAATCGACCCGCAGATGATTCGCCAGGAATGGATAAATCAGCTTGGTGTCTACCTGACCTATCGACCACGGATGGACTACGCCATCAATTGTTGCGACCCGAATTTTCCGCCTAGTGCGCTGAAGTTCAAGGAGCTGTGCAGCAATGGCCCATCAATCCCGCATCCAACAGCAATTGAAAACAAGCCCGCAACCAAGCCTATGCCGCCTGAGATACGGGAGCAATTGGCTGCACTCAGAAAGAAGATAACAAACAATGTTTGACCAAGAAGCAGTCCGCGCAGCAACATTTGCTGAGATGGTGCGCCTATGCCGTTTGCCGGAATGGAAGGAATGGGCGTGGCGTGAAGTGCAGCGAATGGATGAAAACGATTTATTTAGGGGCATCAAGGCCCATGTTTTGAAGGAGATGAAAAAATGATAGTTACATTTAATAAACTTCCCAAAGAATGGATTGGTGTCCATGGCCCTTATTACATGGTAAGGGCTGTTGACGCAACAGGCAAGTTGGAAGTTACTCAAATGGTGCAATCCCATGAGAATCTGCCCGAGTTCATAAAAGGAGCAGAGAAAGCATTAAAAGAGCAATGCTCTGAAGTGGTTTTCCATAATGGCTTATGGACAAAAACCAGAGATGAAATATTTAGCCAAGAAAAGGCAGGCCATGAATGAGCTGGCTCTTTTCGCAGGCGCTGGTGGCGGAATACTCGGCGGCAAACTCCTCGGATGGCGAACAGTCTGCGCCGTTGAGTGGGAGCCATACCCAGCAAGCGTACTGTGCGCCCGACAAAATGACGGGCTTCTCGAAACTTTCCCGATATGGGATGACGTACAAACCTTTGACGGAAAGCCGTGGCAAGGAATTGTTGATGTCGTATCTGGAGGGTTTCCATGCCAAGACATCAGCGCAGCAGGGAAAGGCGCAGGAATTGACGGAGAACGCAGCGGGATGTGGGGAGAAATGGCACGCATCATTTGCGAGGTACGACCCCGATACGTCTTTGTGGAGAACAGCCCAATGCTCACTTCTCGGGGGCTTGGACGAGTTCTCGGAGACTTGGCCGCAATGGGGTTTGATGCGCGATGGGGAGTGTTGGGAGCAGCGGACGTTGGAGCAAATCATCAGAGGGACAGAATCTGGATTGTCGGAAAAGCTACCTACGCCGCAAGCAACAGACCACAGGAGCAAACCCACGAGTGCATCATGGAAGGCCAAAGGGGGAATGAATTACAGCCTAGCCAACCCCGAAATACAGAAAAAATGGCCGACACCGGTGAAATCAGATTATGCGGGGAGGAGGCCAAGCAAGGGGTGGAAGGGCGATTCCGACCTCCCATCTGTGGTGTGGACAGAAACTGGTGGCAAACAGAACCCCGAAATGTCCCCCGCATCACTGAACGCGACATGGGTAGAGTGGCTAATGGGTTGGCCTCTAGAGTGGACAGACTTAAAGCCATTGGAAATGGACAAGTCCCATTGTGTGCCGCAACAGCTTGGAGAATCTTAAATGCGTAGAGCAGCAAGGGTCGATGAAAACCAAAAAGAGATAGTGCAGGCATTACGGGATGCAGGCGCATATGTCTGGATTATTGGCCTACCCGTAGACTTGCTCGTAGGCTATAAAAACTGGACTTTCCTCATGGAAGTTAAGACCGACAGCAAAGCGCGTTTTACGGGCCTACAAGCCGACTTTTTCCAAAACTGGAAGGGCGGCACACTATGCAGGGTTGACAGCCCTAGAGCAGCCCTAGAGATGATTAGGGCGGTCGAATGAGAGCCATGCGTAGCGCAAGTGCAGCCCATGTTGATTTTGGGGACTTCGAGGGGATGATTGAATCAAACCCGAAACTGTTGCCAAGCGATTTGGACATGATTATCGAGCGCAAGGGTAAGTTTTTCGTAGGCGAATGGAAACGCCAGGGCGAAAACTTAAGCCAAGGGCAAGAGATACTATTGAAAACACTTGCCAAGCAACCACAGTTTACAGTGTGTGTGATTATTGGAAATACTGATACTGAGACAGTTATTAACTCAGTATTATGTATTAGTAAATCAGGTGAATATAGAAAAATAGGCGCATCATTGGATGACCTGAAAGTATTTATAAACCAATGGTATGAGTGGGCAAATGGTTAGACCAACAGAGCCCAGCGCAACGCATTTTCTTCGTAAGCTGAAAACCGAAGAGAAAATGATTCTCTTGGCAGCGGGAAATGGATGTACGACAAGGGGATTCAATAATTGCCTAGACGCATTCCAGGTTTTGTGGAACCTAGGTTATCGCCCAGACGCTGATTTAACCGAATGGCTAGGAATGGTACAGGCAGACGAAAAAAACGGCCCGTAGGTCGTTCTAGTGCGTTTGGTGGGCATAAAAAAAGGCCCCGAAGGGCCTGATTGATATTGATGGGCTACTTTTTCAACAAACGAAGTAGAGTAGCGAGAATGGCGTATATCATGGTTTCATAATCCAGATAAAATAATAAAATAATGGGCCTCCGATAATGGCTGCAATAACTAAACACTGAGAAAATTGTATTAGGGTTTTCATAATTAGAATTGAGCGTAAACAATGGTTTCATCGTTGACCATACCGACAATGGAAGTGTGATTATCAAGATACTCAACTACGGCCTCAATACGGGCTTCGCCCTCTAAGCCATCTAAATCGATATCGTAAGATTCTGCCAATTCAGATATTGAGCTTTCCGCATACTCGCAGCAAATGGCTATAACATCGAGCGCCATATCAGGGGCGACATCTTCGAAATAATCGAATAACAAGCCCAATGCCTCATAACTGAACTGGTCGCCCCGTCCCATATACCGGAACTGGTCGTGGAACTGGCTGGCGTTTTCAATGGTGACGTTCATGGTTTGCTCCTTAGTCTTGAATTGTTACAAATGCGGTGATGCAAGCATTGGCTAATTTGTATTGGCAGTAGTCGCCACATTCGATTTGCTTAGTCCATCCCTTGCCGTGTTCCCGTGCGAGCTTTACGATAGCCCCTTGGAACGATTTGGCTTTATAGGTGTATCGGCGCACCCATGAGTAGTTTGCTTCACCGCCGAATGTATCGGTGATTTCTATGTTGAATGTGTACATGGTGATTTCCTTTAGTCTAAAAACCCTTTCGGGCAACATATGCATCGGTGTGCATGAGTAGAATTCTACAGTCTTTTTTGATGTTGGACACTAGGGCAAACCCTAATAAAACCCTAATGGGTTTATATACAGTTCTTTACAAACCCAATAGTAGTTGGCTATCAATAATGCATTGCCGATAGTCAAAGGCAATCGATAGTAAAACCCAATCGGTTTTGGTGGTGTGATAGTCGGCGCCTATTGATAGGGATTAGCTATTGGGATTTTGGTGCTGATAGGGAAAGACAATGTAGTGCCAGATGGAGCCAGTACATGGAGCCAGATAGGTATGCCGATAATGGTGCACCCCCCTTTCACATTCAGATGAGAATGATTCTCATTACTAAACAGATTTGCCCATGCAGAATTTCGCCATGCAGAATTTCACCATGTGAAACGCAACAATGCTTGCCCTATGTCGTGCATATGCATGGTTCACATAATGTGGTCATGCGTGTGTGGTGTGAGTGAGTGATGGGGGGGGAGGGGTGCGGTGTGAGTGTGAGAAATTGATGGAGCCCCCTCTCTACCGAAAAAGCAGAATTAGCCACTAAACTAGCTAGAACTTCCGCATGAGAAGAAGAAGAGACTTAATCCTGTTAAAGATTCACGCGAACTATGGCATCCACTGGGGGGAATCTCATTAGAGATGCAGCACCTTGTTTATCTAAGCTAACCTTGTTAGGCTCTACCTGTTGCACCCGTTTGCTTGTTAGCTAATAGAGTTGCTGATAGACTCGCTACGTTTATCTGGGTTGGTAAGCTGCCTGCCTTCCCAAGGGCTGGATGATGGCCCCGATTGATTATGGCACAGGTCTCCGAAAGGATAAAGATGAAAAAGATGACTTTAGAGAGGTTTGCAAAAAATCCTCCTGCGGTGCTTCCTAAGACTGAATCACAGCGTATCAAAGAGTTGAAAGACATGATGATTAGCGCGTCTGGCAAGGATGTTGTCAGCAAGGTGATTGAGATTGCTCTTAACGATGAGCATCCAGGTCAGGTCACTGCGCTCAAGATGTGTATGGATAGGGCGCTGCCTGTGTCTATGTTTGAGAAGGACAAGGGCGCTAGGTCTGCTGTGACTATCAACATCACTGGCATTGGCGACACTCCTATTGTCAACCGTGTTAACGAAGAGGTTATTGATGTTTAGGAGTAATCATGGCTGAAGAATCATACGAACTGATGCGAAAGCGTCTCCTTGATAGGAACAAAGAGTTCTCAAAAAAGAACTGGTCGCCCACCAGCTTCAAGTCTTTTGAAGAAGAGACTGCTTTTCGTAAGTGGGTACAGAGTCAGAAAGTGCCATTTGACTTTGAGGACAAGTATCCAGATTACGATATGCGTGGCTTTTACCGTGCGCTCATGTCTGGTGATGAGAAAGCTACATCCGCAATCAATCCATCTGACAATAGGTTGCATTACCCTGATTACTGGAAAACGCCGTACCATGAGTCTTTCTCCAATGAATCGCAGTGGGCAACCAAAGATGCACCAAAGTGGGTTGGAAGTGACAAAACTGGATGGAAGTTAGTTGATTCAAAAGGAAATGTCTACAAAGATGAAACCATCAAACAGCCGCAAGACAACTATAGTATTGGAAGTCTTGATTACTTCGATAGTCCATTACAGCCTTCATACTGATGTCTGACCTTAACTTTAGTCTGCTCCCTTGGCAGCGCGAGGTCTTTACTGACAAGTCGCGGTTTAAGGTCGTTGCTGCTGGTCGGCGGTGTGGAAAATCTCGCTTGGCAGCTACCGCACTCATCATTGAGGCGTTACAATGTCCTGCGGGTTCAGCAGTCCTGTATGTGGCTCCAACGCAGGGACAGGCACGTCAAATTATCTGGGACGTACTGATGGAGATTGGCAGGGAAGTCATTGCTAACTCCCATGTGAACAACATGGACATCACCATGATTAACGGAGCCAAGATTTACGTCCGTGGCGCTGATAGACCCGATACGCTGCGCGGTGTGAGCTTGACCTACGCTGTGCTTGACGAGGTTGCGGACATCAAGCCCGAAGCCTGGGAGCAGGTTATCCGCGCTTCTTTGTCGGACAAGAAGGGCCGCGCTATCTTCATTGGCACTCCCAAGGGCCGCAACTGGTTCTATGACCTGTTCAAGCTAGGCCAGAAAGAAGAAGATAATGATTGGAAATCTTGGCACTTCACCACTCAAGACAATCCCCTGATTGACCCTGACGAGATTGAGTCTGCTAAGAAAACGCTGAGTAGCTTCGCTTTTAAGCAAGAATACTTGGCTTCTTTTGACAATGCTGGTAGCGATACCTTCAAGGATGAATGGATAAAATATGGCGTTGAACCTGAACACGGTAGTTACTTCATTGCAATCGACTTGGCGGGCTTTGAAGAAGTGGCTAAACAAGCTGCTAACGCGAAAAAACGACTAGACGAGACCTCAATCTGCGTTGTTAAGGTCACTGAAGACGGCAAGTGGTTTGTCAAAGAGATTGACCACGGGCGCTGGGACATCCGCGAGACTGCTGCCAAAATCGTGATGAAGATGCGAGATTACCGCCCAATTAGTGTTGGAATTGAGCGCGGGGCGTTAAAAAACGCTGTTTTACCGTACTTGTCGGATTTGATGCGGAAAAATAATGTATATTCCCACATAGTTGACCTGACCCACGGCAATCGGAAAAAGACGGACAGAATTATCTGGAGTCTCCAAGGACGCTTTGAACATGGGCGCATCATTCTGAACAAGGAAAAGGATTGGGATGTTTTCATCGACCAACTCCTGATGTTCCCAGCGCAAGGCGTACATGATGACTTGCCAGATAGTCTTGCATACATTGACCAACTAGCCGTAACATCCTACTATGAGCAGGATGAAGACGATGAAGAATGGGCACCGATGGACGTTATTTCGGGAATATAGATGGCAAAACTTGACCAAAACGATTTCGATGAGCCGACTCCCGAAGACAAGGAGTTAGTCGCTTTTATCACCGACCACTGCGACCGCTGGCGTGATTATCGTAACACCAACTTTCTTGATGACTACCTAGAGTACGAGCGTATCTTCCGTGGCGAATGGGCTGCTGAAGACAAAACCCGTGACTCTGAGCGTAGCCGTATCGTGACTCCTGCTACTCAGCAAGCAGTCGAGACGCGCCATGCGGAAATCATGGAAGCCATCTTTGGTCAGGGCGAGTTCTTTGACATTGAGGATGACATCAAGGATGTGAACGGCACTCCGCTTGATGTTGCTGCGCTCAAGGCGCAGATGATGGAAGACTTCAAGAAGGACAAAATCCGCAAGTCTATTGACCAGATTGAGCTAATGGCTGAAATCTATGGCACTGGCATCGGTGAAATCGTTGTCAGCATGGAAAAGGAGTTCATTCCTTCTACCCAGCCGATTCCAGGTCAACCAGGGCAAGCCGCCATTGGCGTTATCGAAAAAGAGCGCGTTGGGGTAAAGATTGTCCCTGTTAACCCTAAAAATTTCCTTTTTGACCCGAACGGGACATCGGTCGATGACTGCATGGGCGTTGCCATTGAGAAATATGTCTCTATCCACAAAATTGTGCGTGGTATTGAGCGTGGCATCTATCGCAAGGTCAACATCACGCCGACCTATGATGACACAGACCTTGAGCCAACTCAAGAAGTTGTGCAGTTCCAAGATGAAAAAGTAGTGCTTCTGACCTACTACGGTCTGGTTCCGCGAGAGTACCTCAAGAAGGTGAATGAGGAAGTTGAAGTCTTGTTCCCTGAAGACTCTGTTGCTGAAGAATACCAAGACATGGTAGAGGCAATCGTAGTCATTGCGAACAATGGGTTGCTGCTCAAAGCAGAAGAAAACCCATACATGATGAAAGACCGCCCCGTCTTGGCTTATCAAGATGATACGGTTCCGAATCGCTTGCTGGGTCGTGGCACTGTGGAAAAAGCGTTCAATATGCAGAAAGCTATTGACGCACAGGTTCGCAGCCACTTAGACTCGTTGGCATTAACGACATCACCCATGATTGCGGTAGATGCGACTCGTCTGCCACGTGGAGCTAAGTTTGAAGTCAAGCCTGGAAAGGCTTTCCTGACAAATGGCAACCCATCAGAGATTTTGATGCCGTTCAAGTTTGGCAATACGGATGGCAACAACCTAGCCACCGCCAAAGACTTTGAGCGTATGCTGCTGCAAAGCACTGGAACGCTGGATTCGCAAGGAATGGTGTCCAATGGTGCGCGTGACATGGGCCAAGGCGGTATGTCGATGGCTGTTGCGTCCATCATCAAGCGATACAAGCGCACTTTGGTGAACTTCCAAGAGGATTTCCTCATTCCGTTCATCAACAAGGCTGCTTTCCGCTTCATGCAGTTCGACCCAGAGCGTTATCCCTCTGTGGACATGAACTTTTTGCCGACTGCTACGCTGGGCATCATTGCCCGTGAGCATGAGCAGCAGCAGTTTATCGGCCTGCTACAGACTCTTGGCCCGAATACACCTGTTCTGCCTATCATTTTGAAGGGTATCATCCAGAATTCCAGCCTGAGTAATCGCTTTGAGATGATTGCGGCCCTTGACCAAATGAGCCAAGCTGACCCGCAGGCGCAGCAAATGGAGCAAATGAAGACGCAATTGGCTCTTCAGGCTGCTCAAGCCCAGATTGCGGTCAACACGACTCAGGCAGAGCAGAATCGCGCAGAGGCCAACAAGCTAAACACTGAAGCGCAGCTTATGCCGCAGGAATTACAAGCAAAAGCACTGGCTGCTGCTACGAAAAACCTTCCTCAGCAGTCCGATGCCAATCAAGTTGAGTTCGATAAGCGTGTAAAAATCGCTGAATTGATGCTCAAAGAGGCTGACATCAAGAACAAGTCCAAGATTGTTGAGTTGCAGATGCAGGATAAAAACTCAAAAATGGAACAAGACTTCCTTAACCGCATCACTACGGAATTGCAGTAATGAGCATTCTTGAAGAAGTAAGCAAAATGTCTGCTGAAGAGCAGATGGCAATGGCTGTTGCGTTGCAAAATGCTGCATCTCAGAAGGTTAATCAGGCGCGTAGTGAGAGCATTGGCAAAAGCGTAGAAGCTGTCATCAAAGGCTTGAAAAAAATCAAGACAGACCTTGAGGCACGTTTTGATGAGCTAAACGGCACGATTCAGTCCAAAGCAAACTCACTTTCTAACGGCAAAGACGGGAAAGATGGGCGCAATGGCAAAGATGGCGCACCTGGGCGTGATGGAAAAGATGGCGCTACTGGCCCAATGGGTGCAAATGGCGCTGATGGTGCTGATGGTGCTGCTGGCGTAAGCGTTGTAAGTGCCTTTGTTGACTTTGATGGCAGCCTGACCATTGTTCTAAGCGATGGCACAGAAATTAATGCTGGCGAAGTCGTGCCAATGGATGTTGCGGAGAAGATTAAGGTCATCACCAATGGTGGCGGCACTTCTCAGTCAGTTCTTGACTCTATTGCAAGCCTGCAAGCTCAGATAACTGCACTTATTCCTAGCCAAACAGGGAATAGTGGCAAGTATTTGACCACTAATGGCTCTACTCTTTCATGGGCATCTGTAACTGGTGGAATAAGCTACCAAGGAACTTGGAATGCATCTACAAACACACCAACCCTTGCATCTAGCACTGGGACACAGGGCTACTACTATATTGTTGGCACTTCTGGCTCTACAAATCTAAATGGGATAACAGATTGGGTCATGGGCGATTGGCTGTTATACAACGGCTCTGCTTGGCAAAAGATTGATACAACGGATTTAGTTACATCAGTAGCAGGCCGTACTGGTGCTGTAACACTAAGTAATACAGACATCAGTGGACTTGGCACGATGTCTACTCAAAATGCCACTTCTGTAGCTATTACTGGCGGCACAGCAACGCTTACAAGTCTTACAACAGCAGCAGTTCAGGCCACAAATTCTGCTGGTTTGTCGTTAAAAAACTCTGCTGGCACAACCCAAATCAGCATGGGCGGCGGCGGCGGAGACAATGTTTCAGTCAATGTTTCGACCAATATAAACGGGTCAAACGCGCAGATTGACATCAGCCCAACTGGGACGGGCCATGTCCACATGAAGCCAACTGGAACGGGTGCAATAGAGATTGCTCCTATCAATGTCGGCACAATGGACAACATGACAATTGGAGCTACAACTCCAAAAAATGGCAGTTTTATTGATTTGAGTGTCACGGGAACAACAAGTTTTGATGGCAGCCAAGGAACATCTGGGCAAGTTTTAACCTCTTCTGGAACTGGAGTAACGCCAACTTGGGCGAGCATTCCAACGCTAAATCAAAACACTACTGGCAGCGCAGGCTCTGTTGCAACAACAAACTTTTCTATTGTTGAGTCAGGCGGGAAATTGCTGTTTAAGTACGGTGCTACTACAATCGCGTCCATGACTTCTGCTGGAGTGATTACTGCGCTTTCCAACATCTCCGCGAATAACACACCTTAATAGGACGAATCATGGCAACTACAGTCACGCTTAAACAAAATGCAATTGACATCTCTGGGTCAACGTCAGGCACTACTACGTTGCAGGCGACTGCGGTAGCTGGCACTACAACTCTTACGCTGCCAGCGGCTACAGATACCCTGGTTGGTCGGGCCACTACAGATACGCTGACTAACAAGACGCTGACCAGCCCAGTTTTAACTACTCCAGCATTAGGCACTCCAGCCTCCGGTGTGGTTACCAACCTGACAGGAACAGCATCCATCAACATTAACGGCACTGTAGGCGCAACGACTCCTGCGGCTGGAGCATTCACTACGCTTACTGCATCGTCAACGCTTACGGCTACGGGTGCTGGGTCAATTGAAGGACTCACCGTAGGCCGAGGCGCTGGTGCTATTTCCAATAACACGGCGGTTGGTGCGAGTGCGTTAGCAGCAAATACTACAGGAGATGCCAATGTAGCAATTGGTTCGGCTGCTCTAAATAAAAATACTACAGGTACAACAAACATAGCTGTAGGAGCAAACGCCCTTTACACCAACGTAACAGGCACACAAAATATTGCAATTGGTTCATCTACACTCTACAACAGTACCGTTGGGGGCAATGTAGCAATTGGACACAACGCAGCCAACTCCAACACTACAGGCACTGAACTTGTTGCCGTTGGCACTGCTGCGCTTCAATTAAATACCACGGGCGCAAGAAACACGGCGGTTGGTGCTGGCGCAATGTTGTACGGAACAACGTCTGCTGAAAATACGGCGGTTGGCGCATCGGCGCTTTACAACATTACAACGGGTAATCAAAATGTTGGTGTAGGTTTGCGGGCATTACGGGCTATCACAACAGCCTCTAATAACACCGCTGTTGGTACGCTTGCGTTAGATACAAATACGACTGGAGGCAATAACACGGCTCTTGGGTATTACGCTCTTTCTGCCAACACCACCGCCAACAACAACACGGCTGTGGGGTATCAGGCTGGGTACAGCAATACCACTGGAACTAATCACACCGCTATTGGCTATCAAGCCCTCTACTCCAACACCACCGCCAACAACAACACGGCTATGGGGTATCAGGCTGGTTATAGCAATACCACTGGAGCATCCAATGCCGCGCTGGGTTATCGGGCTCTTTACTTAAATACCACTGGTAGTAACAATACAGCAGTGGGACAACAAGCTCTAAATACCAGCACTACTGCCGAGAACAACACCGCTGTGGGTTTTCAAGCTGGGTATAGGGTTACAACTGGAGCCGCTAATCTTTTTGTTGGGCGGTTATCAGGTCAGGATATAACTACAGGTTCCAGCAACGTCATTATCGGAAGCTACGGCGGCTCTGCTGCTCCCATCTCTGCTACTGGCAGCAACTTCATTGTGCTGTCGGACGGTGATGGCACTGTGCGCCAACATTTTAGAAATGACGGGGTTTTATTTGTCCCATCTGTTTATGCAACAACCAATGCCGCCGCTGCAAACGTCTATGTAGGCTCCGATGGATTTATAGGACGCTCTACATCATCTTTGAAATACAAGAAAGATGTGCAAGACGCAACACATGGCCTTGCCGATGTTCTTAAATTGCGCTCGGTAACATTTAAGAGTAAATCAGAATTTAATGGAGATGCTGTTTTTGGCGGCTTTATTGCAGAGGAAATAGATGCGCTAGGGTTAACCGAATTTGTGCAATACGCAGATGATGGAAGCCCTGACGCTTTAGCTTATGGCAACATGGTTGCACTACTTGCAAAAGCAATCCAAGAGCAGCAGGCTCTCATCATTTCCCTAACCGCCCGTATTGCGGCACTTGAATCTAAGTAAGGAGTTAATCATGGAAATTGAAATCACCGCCGAGCAAATTGCCCAGCACTACAGCGCCGCTATGGACAGCGTAGCCCTCATCAACGGGGGCCAGCCTGAATACATGAGCGATGCAGATTGGGCGGACTGCCTGTCTCGCAACAAAGAGCATTTGAAAATCATGCTGGAGAAAGACTTCTGGACTACGGAAGACCTAACCCCACTGCAGACTGCATCTGCGTAACCAATGACGCCTGAACTTCAAAAATACTATGAGGACAGATTTAATTTGTTCTCAATGGATGGCTGGAAAGACTTAATTGAAGATGTTGATAAAATTATTGCTTCAATAAACAACATTGCAACAGTTTCTGACGAAAAAGACCTACAATTCAAAAAAGGTGAACTTTCAATTCTTACTTGGCTGAAAACCTTGAAAGAGGCCAGTGAGACTGCATACGAGGAATTGAATGAAAAGAATGTATGATTACGCCTGCAAATGCGGGCAAAAGTTTGAGAAATTTACCACTTATGAGGCGGTAAATGTCCAATGTGAGTGTGGTGAACTAGCGGTTCGCGCACTCTCTGCTCCAGCATTTAGGTTGGAAGGATGGTCTGGAAGTTTCCCCTCTGCATATGGGAGATTTCCTAAAAGCCACACTGACAAGCTAAAATCTGAGCGCAAAGCTAACGCACAAACATGAAAGTGTCGCGTTAATCTCCTACAACCGAAAGTACGGCAGGAAAAGGAAACGATATGTTGATTGACAAAGAAGACGAGACGCTTGGCGAGTTAGAAGTTGAAGAGACTAAGCAACAGGCCCATGAACTTCCTGATAAATACAGGGACAAAAGTTTAGAGGACATTGTGAGAATGCACCAGGAAGCTGAAAGGCTTATTGGAAAGCAGGCACAAGAAGTTGGCGAAGTGCGGAAACTTGCAGATGAGCTAATTAAGCAAAACCTTTCTTCTAAGCAGCAATATGTCAAAGAGGATGAGCCAGAAGTAGATTTCTTTGAGAATCCACAGAAGGCAGTTCAGAAGACGATTGATAGCCATCCTGATGTGGTAGCTGCTCGACAAGCAGGTATCGAGTTCAAGAAGGCTCAGATTCAGCAGAAGTTATCGCAGGCACATCCTGATTTTGTGCAAGTTGCACAAGACCAGAACTTTGTGAATTGGGTGAAATCTTCACCTGTTCGCTTGGGGCTGTATGCGAAGGCAGATGGTGAGTTTGATTTTGATTCGGCTAACGAACTGATTTCTACCTATAAAGAGTTGCGTGGCGTGAAGACTAAGCAAGCCGAACAAGCTGGTCAAACAGCTAGGGCCAATAGCATGAAAGCCGCAGCAGTCGATACAGGCGGAACTGGAGAGAGTTCAAAGAAGGTTTACCGAAGGGCTGACCTGATTCGGCTGAAGATGACCGACCCATCTCGCTACGATGCGCTAAGTGATGAAATCATGACCGCATACGCAGAGGGACGGGTCAAGTAACTAACTTTTGATTTTGGAGAATTAACATGGCATTTCCTACACCAGCGGTTACAACAACCACCGCTAATACCTTTATCCCTGAGATTTGGTCTGATGAAATCGTTGCGGCCTACAAGAAGAATCTTGTTCTGGCTAATCTGGTTACGAAGATGAATTTCAAAGGCAAGAAAGGTGATACCGTTCACCTGCCTGCGCCTTATCGTGGTACTGCTTCTGCTAAAGCAGCAAGCACTGCTGTTACCCTGATTGCAGCTACTGAGACTACCGTTGATGTTTCCATCAACAAGCACTATGAATATAGCCGCTTGATTGAGGACATCGTTGAGGCACAAGCTCTGAATAGCCTGCGCTCGTTCTATACCTCTGATGCTGGTTATGCTCTAGCGAAACAAATTGATAGCGATTTGGTTCAACTTGGTCGTAACTTCAACGGCGGTACTGCTGGAAGCGCCCGCTACACTGCTGCTTACATTGGCGGCGATGGCACTACCACTTTTGACTACTCTGCCAATACCAACACTGGTAACGCCTCTGCTCTGACTGATGTGGCTATCCGCCGCACCATCCAGCGCCTGGACGATAACGATGTTCCTATGGACGGTCGTTTCTTTATCATTCCTCCTTCTAGCCGCAATACGTTGATGGGCCTTGCCCGTTACACCGAGCAGGCTTTTGTGGGCAATGGTGATGCAATTCGTAATGGCGAAATTGGTCAACTGTACGGCATGGCTGTTTTTGCTACCAGCAACGCTGACTCTGCATCTGCTACCGCTGCGTTCCCTGCAAGCGGCACTGCAATTGCCCGTGTCTGCTTGATGGGCCACAAAGACGCTTTGGTGTTGGTTGAGCAAGTTGGTGTTCGCACTCAGACTCAGTACAAGCAAGAGTACCTTGCTACGTTGCTGACCGCCGATACTCTGTACGGCGTGAAAGCTCTGCGTGATAGCGCCACCGCTGGCGAGCCTAACTCGTCCGCAGCCTACGCCCTGGTCGTACCAAGCTAATGGTAATCCCCCTGCCTAACGGTGGGGGGTTCTTTCTTAAGGAGTACAAATATGGCTGCTGCTACCGCTGTTGTTTCCCGCCGTGGAAATGACCAATTTCGTGGTATTTTTTCTGACACTTGGTCTGTTACCGCAACTCTAGATTCCGCCTCTATTTCCACTGGAGGCGCTGCAACTGATACAGTGACCGTCCCTGGTGTTGCTCTTGGCGATATGGTTTTGGGTATGTCTGTTGCTGTAAGCGAGGCTGGGCTAGTTCGCCGTGCTTATGTTTCTGCTGCCAATACCGTGACAATCGCTACTACCAATACAACTGGCGGCTCTGTTGACATTGCGTCAACTACGCTTGATTTGGTTATTGCACGAATGGTGTAAAGATAGGGGGGCTTGCTCCCCTTTCTTGTTTCAAGGATTTTTATGGCTAAGTTCAAGTGTCTGGTAAGTGGTAATTTTGTCAACTTCAATGTTCAATACGACATTGATGTGATGATGCAGCATCCTGAATATGAACTTGTCGAAGAAGAGTCCTTAAAACAAGAAGACGTTAAAAAATCTGTAGGCCGTCCTAAAAAGGTGCAAGAGCATGACCGAGATTAGTGCAAGAGAATTTGGCAAGCTAGAAGCCCAGGTAGAAGCTCTACATGAACAGGTTTCTCAATTATCAAGAGATGTGAAAACACTTCTTGAGATGGCGAACCAAAGCAAAGGTGGCCTTTGGGTCGGAATGTCCATAGCATCTGCCATTGGTGGCGCTATCACTTTTTTTGCCACTAAGGTATTACGGTGAAAGAAGGTCTGCTTTCTGGTGTGGTTTGCCCTGTTTCTACGCAGGACATCACTATTAACCTGAAAAACAGGAACAATGCCTTCAAAGAGTACGGCTATGGCCCTCCTAATCCCAATGAGGCAAATGATGCGTTTTGGCTAAAGAAAGCCAAGATGTATAACTCGCCTACAGACTCAATTAAAGGGATGCTTTGCGGTAACTGCGCTGCATTCATCCAGACTCCCAAGATGATGGCCTGTATCACGCAAGGTCTTGAGAAAGATGAAGAAGGCTTGTCCTATGACCAGCAGTTCATCAAGGCGGCAGACCTTGGATATTGCGACTTGTTTCAATTCACTTGTGCAGCGGCCCGTACTTGTGACGCATGGAAATCTGGTGGGCCTATTACTAAGGATAAAGCATGATGTACGGAAAATCCTCTAAGCCAGCAGCAAAATCTGCATCCAAGAAAAAAGCTATGCCATTAACTATCATGGTCGCAGTTGGCAAGCCAAAAATGCCTTTGCCTGTCCGTGGTCAGCGCGCAGCCACTAACATGATGAAGAAATCAGGTCGAGGTAAATAATGGCATCTCTATCAACACCAATCACTCTTTTAAGCGCAGTTGGCGCTACTGGCGCATCTCCAGCAGTTCAAGTTGACGCTGGCAATCCTGCATTCTTGCAAGTTTCAGGCATTACATCAGCTACTGTTGCATTGCAAGGCAGTCTTGATGGTACAAATTGGGCAACTATTGGGACAGCATTGACTGCTAATGGCATCATTACTGTACAAAATGCTCCAACTTATTTGCGCGCAAATTGCACTGTTTTTGTAACAGGCACGATTACCGCTAAGATTCTGTACTAAGGAATAGCCATGAAAAAGCCCACAATGGCCCAAAAAAAGGTCAGCAAGGTAATGAAAGAGTACGGCAAAGGTGAACTGCACTCTGGTTCTAAAAAAGGCCCAGTAGTCAAGTCTCAAAAGCAAGCCATTGCCATTGCATTGTCTGAGGCTGGCAAATCTAAGCCTATGAAGAAGATGAAATGAAACAAGGTCTTTACGCTAATATCAATGCCAAGCAAGCCCGAATTAAGGCTGGCTCTGGTGAAAAAATGAACAAGGTTGGGTCTAAGGCCGCACCTACTGCTGCTGATTTCAAACAGGCAGCAAAGACAGCAAAGAAGGCAAAAAAGGTGAAATAGATGAAATCTCCAACTTGGCAAACAAAAGCTGGTCAAAATCCAAAAGGCGGCTTGAATGCCAAGGGCAGAGCATCTTATAATGCTGAGACTGGCGGCAATTTGAAAGCACCAGTAAAGTCAGGTGACAACCCTCGACGGGCCTCCTTTTTAGCGCGGATGGGCAATATGCCAGGGCCGGAGCAAAAAGATGGCAAACCAACCCGTCTACTGCTCTCGCTTGAAGCGTGGGGCGCGTCCTCCAAGGAAGATGCTAAGGCTAAGGCCAAGGCAATTACTCGCAGGAACAAGGCCAAAAAATGAGAGCATTGTCAGTTGGGGTTAGTCCTACAGCGGCAGTAGACACAACAGTCTATACCTGTCCTACGGGCTATTACGCCAAATTTACTGTAATGTACATACACAATACAGGCGGCTCTACTAAGCATATAACTGTTCAATGGTTTGATGCTAGCGCAAATACAACTCTTGATATATTGACTCAATACGATTTCACATCAAAAAACTATTTGCAGTTTGATGGCAACGCTTACATTGTGTTTGAAGAAGGTGACAAGTTAAAAATAACTACTCAGGCGGGAAGCACATTTAGTTTTATAGCTACATTTGAGCAAGAAGGACTTACAAGAATATGACTTACCTAGAACTTGTCAATGATGTCCTTGCTCGACTGCGTGAACAGACAGTTGCGACTGTCAATGCAACACCCTATTCCACCTTGATTGGCAAATTTGTAAACGATGCAAAGCGCCAAGTAGAAGACGCATTCCCTTGGAACGTTCTTGGCAAAGACATTACAGTTACCACTACCGCTGGAACTTACAAGTATTCGTTAACTGGCGCTGGGCAGAAGTTCCAGGTCTTGGATGCCATCAACTCTACATCCAACATTCCGCTGGAGAACATCGGTTTTGTGCAGATGAATCGCTACCAGAACTATGCAATAGTTCCAGCAGCAACCATTCCAAACCAATACGTCTTTGATGGAGTGGATTCTAACTACGATGCAAAGGTGACGTTGTATCCTCGTCCAGATGGCGTTTATAGCCTTCTTTTCTCATTGGCAGTGCCACAGGCTACCTTGTCCTCTGATAGCACCGTATGCCTCGTTCCTGATGTGTTGGTGGCGCAGAACGCATATTCCCGCGCATTGGTTGAGCGCGGTGAAGATGGTTCAATGAATTCTTCCGAGGCATTCCTGTTATACAAGTCCATGCTTTCTGATTACATTGCGCTGGAAGGCACTCGCTTTCCTGATTTTAACGAATTTATCGCGACATGAGCCAAGCACTACAGTCCTACAGCGTATCAGCGCCTGGGTTCTATGGGTTAAACACCCAAGACTCCCCGTTGGACTTGGCCTCAGGTTTTGCATCTATTGCCACAAATGCAGTCATTGACCAGTACGGGCGCATTGGCTCTCGCAAAGGTTACTCCAGAGTAAACCCATCTAGCGGCGCTTTAGGGGCAAACAATGTTGGCGTTATGCACGAATTGGTGCAATCTGATGGCACTCTAACTGTTCTTTTTGCAGGCAATGGCAAGATATTCAAGCTAGGAACTGCAAATGCAGTAACTGAGTTGACCTATGGGGGGGGAGGCACTGCGCCAACAATCACAACAAATGATTGGCAGATATGCTCTCTTAATGGAATTGCCTACTTCTTCCAAACAGGTTATGACCCGCTTATTTATGACCCCGCTGTTAGCACTACAACATTCCGCAGAGTAAGCGAGAAAACTGGCTATGTAGGTACTGCGCCACAGGCAAACATTGGCATTTCTGCCTTCGGTCGAATCTGGGCAGCAAGCACTACAACTGACAACACAACCATCACCTTCTCTGACCTGCTTGCTGGTCATGTCTGGAGTGGTGGAACTTCAGGCACATTAGACGTAAGCCGTGTTTGGCCTAACGGCGCAGACAAAATTGTTGGCCTAGCTTCACATAATGGGTTCCTGTTTATCTTTGGTCAGCGTCAAATCCTTGTTTATGCCAATGCCACTACACCTGCAACCATGCAGTTGAGTGACTCTATTTCCAGCGTTGGATGCCTTGGGCGTGACACTATCCATACCACAGGTAGCGACATCGTTTTCTTGTCAAACAGTGGAGTACGCTCATTGCTGCGTACCATCCAGGAAAAATCTGCGCCTCTGCGCGACCTGTCTAAGAATGTCCGCAACGATTTGATGCTTGCGCTTTCTACTGAAACTCTTGCCAATTGCAAGGCTGTTTACTCTGAAATCAATGCCTTTTACTTATTGAGTCTTCCTGTTACGAAGCAGGTCTATGTCTTTGATACAAAAGCGCAGTTGCAAGATGGTGCTGCCCGTGTAACCACATGGGACTCCATTGAGCCTACTTGCTTTTTGTCCAGACGCAATGGCGACTTGCTTATTGGTAAATCTGGCTACATTGGCAAGTACGACACCTATCTTGATAACACATCAACTTACAGGCTGCAATACTTTACCAACTATGCTGATTTTGGCGACATCGGCATTACTTCTATCTTGAAGAAAATTCTTGTAACCGTTATTGGCGGCTCAAGTCAAGGATTTACAATTAAGTGGGGATTTGACTTTGCTGGTCAATATTTCTCAGAAAACGTATCCATTCCTACAGCCACAGTTGCACAATATGGCATTGCTGAATATGGCGCTAATGGCTCTCCTGTTGCCTATTATTCAAGCGGAATTCAGTTGCAAGTGCTTGTAAGCCAAGCAACGGGCTCTGGCAAAGCAGTGCAAACAGGATATGAGACAGACATCAACGGGTTTGCTGTGAGCATCCAAAAAATTGAAATCCAGGCTAAACGAGGAAAACTTGTATGAGCGATTACACCAAATCAACTAACTTTGCGGCTAAAGACGCACTTGCATCTGGCAATGCCAGCAAGGTCGTAAAAGGCACAGAGATTGACACCGAATTCAACAACATTGCAACTGCCATTGCAAGCAAAGCAAATGGCGTATTGACAAACTTTTCACTGGTTGAAACTGCTGGAGTCCTGTATTTTCAATCTAGTGGAACCAATGTAGCGAAGCTAGATGCAAGTGGGAATTTCACTGTCATTGGCAATGTCATTGCTGCTGGAACGGTGTAAAGGCTAATAAGTGGCGCGTGAAAAAGAACTTGCAATCATTGCTGGCGACTATGCCAAGAACCATCGTGGGCGTGAATACAGTCTTGAAGATGTAAAAGACACTTTTTTGGAGTACGTCAAGCAAGGTATGAAGTACCTGTTGACAAAAAATACCATAGTCATTTACTCCTCAAAGAAGGATAAAACAGTAGAATTCCATGCAATAAATGCTGGAAATAAGCAGGACTTAGTGACTGCTGTGAATAACTTGCTTGCAAAGGCAAATGGTAAATTTGATAAAGCGGCGACCTACTATGACAATCCTGCTATCAACGACTTGGCTAATCTAGGAATAGTCAAAGGCACTGTTAAAAAGATAGACGGTGGCCTTGATAGGACTTACGAAATGTCTTTTGATTTAAGGGGTTAATCATGGGATGGGTATCACAAGCGACTGAGAAAGTTAGCGAGGCCGCTACACAGGTATTGCAGCCTGTTGAAAAAGCAATCAATCAAGGCGTGACAGATGTTGGCAGAACTATTGCAAATAGCCCTGTGCTAGAAGGAACAATTACAGCTATTGCAGCAGCATATGGAGTTCCTCCTGCGCTTACAGCAGGATTTCTAGCTGCTAATAAGACATCTCAAACTGGTGGGAACCTAGAAAAAGGTCTTGAAACATTTATTTTGTCTTATGGCGCTGGAGAACTTACTAAAAGTTTTAAGGCGGTTGACTTATCAACGCCAGCAAAAGCAGCAGAAAGTGTTTCAACAGCAGAAACAAGCACACAAGCAGCAGCACAAGCGCAGGCTCAAGCAGCAGCACAAGCAAAAGCAGCAGCAGAAGCAGCTACACAAGCTCAATTAGCGGCAGAGGCTCAGGCAGCAGCAGCAGCAGAGGCGCAAGCAGTAGCAGCAGCGCAGGCACAGGCCGCAGCAGTAGCAGAAGCGCAAGCAGCAACAGTAGCTCAAGCTCAGGCCGCAGCAGCAGCAGCGGCAGAAGCACAGGCAGCAGTAGTTGCAGCAGAAGCACAGGCAGCAGCAGCCGCACAAGCGCAGGCGGTAGCTGCTGCACAAGCTCAAGCAGCAGCGCAAGCAGCAGCAGCGGAAGCGGCAGTGGCAGCACAAACGCAAGCAGCAGCACAAGCAGCCGCCGCACAAGCAGCAAGTCAAGCAGCCGCCACCACTGCAGTTCCAGCCGCTACAACTACTACAGCCGGATTGCTTGGTTCGCCATTTGCCCCCGCTGCTAGTGCTGCTGGCTCTAGTGCGGGTTATGTGGGTGCCGCTGGAACTGCTGCTGGAACTACAGCCGGATTACTTGGTTCACCAATTGCTCCTGTAACTAGTGCTGCTGGTTCTAGCGCAGGTTATATAGGCGCTACTACTCCTATTGCTGCTCCTATTGGCTCTACTCTTGCTGGATTAGGCGGGTCGCCATTTGCACCTGCGGCTAGCGTTGCTGGTGCTACGCCAGGGTATGTGAGTGCTTCTCAAGTTGGTCTTGGTTCATCTCTTGCTGGGTTAGGCGGCTCTCCGGTTGCGCCTGCCGCCAGTGTTGCAGGTTCTATTCCAGGATATGTAAGTGATGGTGGTGGATTGCTTTCTTCTATTGGCTCTACTTTATCTAATTTATTGCCAAGTAGCTCTACTGTATCTTCCTTTCTTCCATCTCTTCTAACTGGTACATTGCAAGGTCTTGGTGCTGCCAATACAGCAGAGAAAGCAAGAGAAGCTGCACAGATACAAGCTGCTGCACAAGTTGAAGCTGCCCGTATTGCAGCAGACGCAGCTAAGTTCCGTCCTGTTGGCGTTACCACTCGATTTGGTGCATCTAATTTCACCACTGACGCACAAGGCAATGTGATTGGCGCTGGCTACACAGCAAGCCCTGAAATTAAAGCCTACCAAGACCGATTGAGCGCACTTGCTGCACAGGGTCTTACTGGCGCTGAAGGGGCGCAAGCTGCGTATGCTCCGCTAACCGCTGGCGCACAAAGCCTATTCAGTCTTGGACAGGGTTACATACAACAGACTCCTGAGCAACAAGCTGCTGCCTACATTGCAAAGCAGCAGGCATTGCTTGCTCCTAGACAAGAACAGCAACTTGCTCAATTGCAGAATAAGCTGTTGGCACAAGGTCGTGGCGGCCTGTCTGTTGCCCAGGGCGGCAATTTGATGGCTACAAACCCTGAACTTGCTGCTTACTACAACGCACTTGCTCAAAGCAATCTGACATTGGCCGCACAGGGCCAACAGGCGGGTCAACTACAGGCTCAATTTGGGGCAGGACTGCTTGGCTTAGGTAGCGACTTGATGGGCAAATACTATGGCGGCCAGACTGCTGCTTATGCTCCGTTTGCTACAGCCATAGACACAAGCTCAGGACTTGAAAATCTTGCACAGCAGCCAATGACGCTGGGTACGCAAATCGGCGCTAAGACTACGGCATCTGCTGCTGAAGCAGGACGTTTGCTTGGACAAGGAATGTTGAATAGTGCAGCTACACAAGCTCCTGCCAACGCCTTTAGCTACAGTGGCAATCTGTTTAGTCAGGCGGCAAATAACCCACAGTTGCAAGCAGCTATTCTCAAGGCTTTTTCGACTTAACCCAACATAGGAAATAATCATGGCAGACGATATTGTTGGCGGTCTATTTGGGGTCAACCCCGAAATGTATCAGCAGCAACAGCAGCAGCAGGTTTTTAACCGTGCAGTTGCGTTGCAAAACCTTAACCCCTTCCAGCAGGCTGCTGTAGGCGTACAGCAAGCGGGCTACAACCTTGCTGGTGCGCTTGGTGGGGCACTGGGCGGAGTAGACCCTCAGTTGCAGCGTATCAGCACTCTGAACGCCATTTCAAAGCAAATTGACCAGAGCAATCCTGAGTCGATGTTGCGCGGTGCAAAGATGCTTTCTGAGGCTGGGCTTCAGCAAGAGGCACTTGCGCTATCTCAATATGCCCGTGAAGCATCAGCAAAATTAGCTACTGCATCCAAGTCTAAAGCCGAAGCTGAGAAAATTCAGTATGGTCAACAAATGGACGAGAAACTGCGGGTGGCACTTGGTGAGCTTGGAGAAGATGCTACCGAAGCCGATGTTGTCCGTGTTGTAGCTCAATACGGAAGCCCAGATAAGGTGCTTTCAATTATTCAAGGCTCTCAAGACAAAGCCGCTGCTAGACAAATTACTGTGGATGTTGCAAAAGAAGCTGCACAGGCCAAGCTTGATGTTGCAACAAAAGCGGCAGAGGCTAAAGTGGAGGCGGCTCAAACAGCAGCAGCAGCTACAGTTGAAGCCGCCAAAAAACAAGCAGAAAGTAGAATTGAAACAGCACAAATTACTGCCCAAGGAAAAATTGATGCCGCCGTACAGCGCGGAGAAGACGCTAAAGTTATTGCACAAATGACTCTTGATTCTAAAAACTCAATTGCTGCTTTGGTGGCCTCTACTAAGTCTGACATTGCTCAAGCACAAATTGATGGTCGTGCAGCGGTTTCAGCCGCAGAAAATAGCACTAAAGCAGAAATTGCAAAGGCTCAAATTGAATCAAGAGCAATGCTTGCAAAAATTGAAGCTGGCATTGGCGCAGGCAATCGTGAGCTGAAGGGACAACTTTTGCAGTTGCAAATAGAAAAATTAAAATCTGATAACAAAAACAAGCCTATGGCAACAAGTCTTCAGCGAGATGAAATCAAAGACCTAGAGGCCATTGATAGTCTGGATGCTCAAGTTACTTCACTTACTCCAGCTTTGAAGAATCTTAAGATAGACCCCAAAACTGGAAAAGCTCCATTAGAACTTGGCATTCTTAACAATGCAAAATACAAGGCTTCTAATGCAATGGGAAATTCAACTATTGAAAGTAGAGCATTTGCAGATTTGGAGCGTTCTGTTCAAAATGCTGTTAACCTGAGAACAAGTGCAGAAAAAGGCGTTCAAACAGATAATGACGTTTTGCGCTTTGCCAATGAACTTGTTGCTGCTTATGGAAGGTATGATACAAAAACTACGCTTGAGGCCTTGAGTAATTTTGTAAAAGCATCTGAAACGGCAAAAGAAAAGACGCTTCGTAAAATTGAACAGCGCAGAGCATCTTCTGGCTCAGAACCTTTTGCTCCAGTTGGCACAACGCAAAAAGTGACTCCGACAAAGCGCTGGAATCCGCAAACCAATCAGCTTGAGGAGGTCAAATAATGGCTCAGTACATCCAAGTTGGCAATGATGTCATCGAGTTTCCTGATGACATGACTTCTGCACAAATTACAGATGCTTTGAGAAAATCAACTGGTCAAACTCCGGCTCCAGCAATTGCTGCTGCTCCTATCGCAGAGCCAAGCACAATGCAGCAACTAGGTCGCCAAGCAGGATTGGCAGGAAGAGCAATTACTACTGGCGTTCTTTCTCCTATCACGATGGTAGGAGATTTGCTTGCTGGAGGTGTAAACCTAGCGCAAAAATCTCAGGTGCGCTATCCCTCTCAAATGGTGCAAGAAGGCTTAACTGCTATTGGTTTGCCATCGCCAGAGACAACGCCTGAGCGTATGTCTCAAGCAGGAATGGAGGCAATGACAAGCACTGCTGGATTGGCAAAACTTGCTCCTAAAAGCATCTTTGGTCAAGGTCTTGAAGCACAAATTCCTGCTGCTGCTGCATCTTCAATGGCGGCGGTTCCAGCCGCAGAGCAAGTTAAAGAGATTACTGGTAGTGATGCGGCTGCAACATTGGCGGCCCTTGGGGTTGGCGTACTTGCTGGCGGCGCAGCAGCTAAAACTTCTGAAGCAATTTTGCAAAGTGGTGGCCCAAAAGTTACCATTCAAGACATCAGAGATAGGGCTGCAAAGTCTTATCGTTCAGTCGATGACGCTGGGATTGTGCTATCTAGCAATGGCTCTGCTGCGCTTTTGAGCAAAATAAAAAATGACCTTAACAACGCTAGATTTGTCCCTGAAAATGCCACAGAAGTACAAAATGTTTTGAATAAAATCCAAAGCATTTATAGTCCAGGAAATGTTAAATTTGGTGATGTAGACCAATCGCGTCAACTGGCAAATGACTTACTTGCCAATAAAGACCAAAATGTTAGGCGGCTTGCTAAAACAATGGTTTCATCTATTGATGATTACATTGCTCAACTTTCCCCAAAAGATGTTGTTGCTGGTGCTGGTGGGGTTGATGATGCAGTCAAAAAAATCATGGCTGCCCGCAAAGATTGGCGCAATCAAAGCAGAGCTACTATGCTTGATGACATTTTGAATGTTGCTGAAGCTAAAGCATTAAATCCAAAAACATCAGAAAGCGAATTGATACGAAATGGTTTTATCAATTTGGCTGCAAATAAAGACAAAATGAAGTTGTTTACGCCAGATGAGCAAGCTGCAATTCGTAGAGTTGCAAAAGGTGGCTCGTTAGACCCGTTGCTCTCTTTTGTCTCAAGATTTAATCCTGAGCGCTCTCCATTTGTTACTGCAACCATTGGAGCTGGAAGTTATGCTACTAGCCGACCAGAAGCCTTGGCAATACCAATCGCTGGATATACAGCAGATGAGCTTCAGAAATTCTTACGCCAAAGCCAAGCAAGGAAAGCAATTAGCGGGCTTTTGTCTGGCACTACTCCGTCACCATCGCCATCTGTAGCGCCTGTGTCATTGTTTTCTGCTGGAATTGGCCTTCAAAACCAAAAGAAATAATGCCAATAACTCAAGCTTTTAATGCTTTATTAGCCTCTGCCGAAAGTCCATGGCCTGGAACAGAGACTAAAACAGTACTGGTTTGCCGCATCCCAAAGAAAGATGATGACAATATGCTTAGAGCAAATGAGTTCCTTGACAAAGACGGACGCATTTGCAGATGGGTGGTGGTAATCAAGAAATGATAGACCCCTTCACCGCATTCGCTATGGCACAAGGTGCTGTAGCTGGAATAAAAAAGCAGTTGCCCTTGGTAAGGACATCCATAGCCTCTATAAAGAATTCAGCAGTTTCTACCAAGCGGCAGACACGGTTCATGTAGCAAGCAGCAAGGCCAGGATTGCTTCAATTGGAAAGACAGATGCACAGATTAGCGCACAAGCACTCCAAATTGCACTGGCATCCAAGGCGCTGCGAGAGCATGAAAAAGAGTTGAAGGACATTCTTTTCTACAGCGGCAATGCGCCAGTGTGGGAAGAGATGATGGCAGAACGAACGAGGTTAAAGAAAGAACGGGATTTTTTAGAGCAGGAAGAGGCGGAACGAAAGCAGAAGGACAAAGAAGTGAAGATTGCGATTATCATGAACACACTCTGGATTTCTGGCGCATCTGCTATCGTTGTTCCGCTAGTAAGTGTCGCATTTCACGTTATTACAAATAGGGGTTTTTCATGATTCCAATTATTGGCGCATTGTTAGGTACGCTTGCTGAAAGCGGCCTTGGTCTTCTGTCTTCTGCTATCCAGGCAAAGGGCAAAGAAGTTGTGGAGAACACGCTGGGCGTGAAGATTCCCGATAATCCCACTCCTGCTGATGTCGAGAGGTTGCGCGAGTTGCAGTACCAGCATGAAGAGCGCCTGATTGAGTTGGGCATCGAGAAAGCCAAACTCGAAATGGCTGAAATGGAACTGTATGCAAAGGCGGCGCAGTCTGATGCAGAGAACATCACAGACCGCTGGAAAGCTGATATGTCTAGCGACTCGTGGTTGTCTAAGAACATCAGACCCATGTCGTTGATTGCCATCTTCTGCGGATACTTTCTCTTTGCCATGATGTCGGCGTACGGCTACAACGCCAATGAGTCCTATGTGACCCTGCTGGGTAACTGGGGAATGCTGATTATGGGCGCGTACTTTGGTGGACGCACTGTGGAAAAACTGGCTGAGATGAGGAGAAACAAATGAGCATCTTTATCCCCGTACTCTATATCTGCATGAACGGGCATTGCGAATTCTTGCAGCAACTTACCCACTACACCGACAGGCAGAAATGCATGACAACCGTACAGGAAAAGATGCAGGAATTTATCAAGATGGGTGCAACGGCAGATGCCACTTGCATCGACCTAATTGTTCAAAAAAGGGGTTTGTATGAGTCTTAGTCAAGAACAAGCAGCTTTCCTGTTGGATTTCTGCAAGCTAGTGCAGTACGCCACTGACCAAGGTTTTATGGTTACAGGCGGTGAACTCGCCCGCACTCCAGAACAGCAGGCCATTTACTTCAAGACAGGTCGGTCTAAGACCATGAACAGCATTCATCTGAAGCGTTGCGCTGCCGACCTAAACTTCTTCCGTGATGGCAAAATCATATGGGACAAGGGCATCCTGGCTCCGCTAGGCGCGTATTGGGAGAGCCTGCATCCTAAGAACCGCTGGGGTGGAAACTTCCGGTCATTGGTTGATTGCCCCCACTTTGAGCGAAATGTATAGATGTCGTAGTATTTATACAATAGATGTGTGTTAGATTCCGCGCAACTTCGCGGGGTTACTATGGTAGCAAAAGTTTCACGTGCTGAATTTTTAGAAATTTGGAATCGTCTAGGCTCTGTTGAAAAAGTAGCTGAGTTCTTGAAGATTGATAGACGAGCTGTTCACCGTAGGCGGCGCAGGATTGAGGCATCCGAAAATATGCCGTTGGCTACCGTGCATCCAAATACCAATTTGTACGCGCAATTACAGCCGATAAAAACATCACTCAATCGCGTAGACCTTGGCATACTTGACCAAACCATCATTGTTTTTAGCGACTCGCATTTTTGGCCTGGAGAATATACAACGGCTTACAAAGGTCTTTTGTGGGCAATCAAAGAGCTAAAGCCTCACGCAGTCATCTCTAACGGGGACGCATTTGACGGAGCCTCCATTAGTAGGCATGACCCGTTGGGATGGTCTAAAACTCCAAGCGTGATTGAAGAACTAAAAGCAGTCCAAGCCCACCTTGGCGAAATAGAAGAAACAGCAAAAGCCGCCAGACATAATGTAAAGCTACTGTTTACGTGGGGGAATCATGACACCCGTTTTGCTAATAAGTTAGCAGTGCAAGCGCCTCAGTACCGTGAGGTACAGGGTTTCAAGTTGGAAGACCATTTACCAGCATGGGAGTTTGCATGGTCTGTTTGGCCTACAAAAGACTGCGTTATAAAGCATCGTTATAAGAATGGCGTTCATGCCGCCCATAACAACACTGTAAATGCAGGAGTCAGCATTGTAACTGGTCATTTACACAGCCTAAAAGTGACTCCATTCGCTGATTACAACGGCAATCGGTACGGCGTAGATACGGGGACTTTAGCAGAGCCGTATGGCCCGCAGTTTGACTATGGCGAGGGCAGCCCCCTCAATCATCGGTCTGGATTTGCGGTTCTGACATTCAAAGGTGGTAAGCTTTTGTGGCCTGAGCTAGTTCACAAGTGGGATGAAAATCAGGTTGAATTTCGAGGTCAAATTATCAACGTATAGGAGTTACCATGTATCAGTTTGAAATGCTAATTGAGTCGGGTTCTATCACCATCGACACCGATGACATGAACGTCATCAAGGTCATCCAGGACGCAGCCGCTTACTACGAAGCAAACGGTTGGGAAGTCGTGGAAGACATCGAAGAAGACGAAGAAGAAGTCGAAGAGGACGATGAGTCCGAAGACGATTGGGAAGAAGACGAAGAAGTCTAATCTGGGTAAATCATAGCCAATGCGTCTTGAACAGACGCTTGGATTTGTGACACGACTTGCTCAAAAGGCAGGTCGTGTTTTCTTTGATGGCGCAGTATGTCGTTTATCTCATGAAGCGTCTGCCAAGCATATCCTGAATGGATAGCTTTGATGGCTTCTTCTTCGTCATTGAATGTGGCGTTGATTTTCATATTCATTCCTTAATCTTTCTATTACTTGGTTTAGGACAATTCTCAGGCACATCAGCTACACACCAAACAGCTTCTGGCGGCTTTTGATGTTTGCCTACCAGCCACCTATCAATGTAGCAATCTGCCATCTTTTTTAGGCAAGTGCGTACAACCCGTGAATCAATAAACGTCTTTGTGCAGATTTCTGAGACTGTCAAGCCATCAGGGAAGTTATGCAGCAAGCCCCGAATAATTGGCGTTTTTGGCGCATGGGGAACATTCTCAAAACTCATTGCTCCTCCTTTGGTTTAACCTCTACCTCTTCCCATGTAGCAAGGTGGTAAATCTCATTGTTCTCGTCTGTACACACACTGTACATACCGTCGATGTGGTGAAACTTTAGCTCCAGCCCATCTTTGAGTACGATTGTGCTATTTCTGGGTACGTTATATAGCTTCACTTTTGACCGCCATTTCATTTAATGCAATGTCTACTTCTGCCTGGGCTGCCATTCCATCTTCATACCCACGGGCATAAGAGCTTTGCTCCATAGCAATAAGCTGGTTGATGAGTCTCTGCTGTATCTCGCAGATGCGCGTCAGACTATCCAGTGCTAAGTCACGTTTGCTCATGTATTCTTCTCCTTAAATTTGGCGCGGTAGCGGTGCTCATAGTTGAATAGCCAAAAGCTAACCAACGCCCCCAAAATGGTAATCATCCGTTCTTCTCCTGCAATACCTTGCTCACATACTTCACCACAGTCATTTCGTGCTGAGTGAATCCTGATGTTTCTTCCGGTGTTAGCCCTATCCATTCGCGCTGTGGTGGGGCGGTGTATAGCTGTGTGCCGATAGGTTGCGCTTTTTCTAAATATCCAAAAGTTACGCCATTAATACGTTGAACAGTTGCCACAGGCTCCTGCGCTGGCTGCTCTACTTCAAGTTTCTCAAACAACGCATCTCTGTCCACAGCCATGCGCTGCTTTGAGCCAAATCCAGTCATGTTTCTCTCCTCAGCTTGTTGTACAGCGCCTGTTGGTTCTGTTCCCACATAGGCGTTGATGGTTTGTAGTCCATGTACTGTTCGTACATCTTCAACAAAGTCTCTTTGTCGATGTAGTAGTTGCGTACCACCGCCAGCTCAAAGATGTCCGCTGACAACGCTTTCATTGCTGATTTGTGGTGACAATCATCACCATCCCAATCATCTATAGCCTTGGCGCTCCACTTCAGGTCATCGCCTATTCTGCGTAGTACTCTCATGCTAATACCCACCATAAAATGCTGCCAACAGCGACAACAAATAAAACAAACAAAAATATAACAATTAGAACGGTTGCCATGCTAACGAATAAGTCGCCGCCCGCATCGGTATCGTCATCGTTCATGCCTGCTCCTTCAACTCATCCAATGTTTTTGTCAATCGTTCGATTCGGTCAATGTTGTATTGCACTACGCTTTTTGCGTAGTCCTGTGCGCTTTCAGCTTCTAATTTAGACCTGTGTGCCTCTACTAATTCTTTGACCACCAATTCAATAATGGTGGGTGTTTGCAGGAGCTTTTTGATTGACTTAATCATTTGCACTCCTTTTCAATTGGTACATCGCGCCACTCGCCCTCTGCTTTACGCAAAGGCATATCACCAGTCCAGCCAAGGTTTATGGTTAATGACTTTTCCCACCATTGCTGGAGGATGCGGACTGTTTTTAGGTAGCCGCCATGCTCAGGCATTGGCACAAGGCGCTCAACAAAGCGCAGTCTGGATGTTGGCGTCATTTGCATTCCTTCGTAAACGCAGCAACCCACACTTCGCATTCAGGCTGATAGGTGGCGTACCCTAAATAAAACCCTGCTGCAATGACGCTGGCGCATAAGCCAACCAGGGCAAAGAAGTCTAGGATGTATTTCATGCTTTGCTCCTTGCTCTGATTGCATCTGCAATATCAACTGCTACATCAATGCCATAATCCGTTTCGTAGTAATTGCGTTTATCTTCTGCTGTTTTGGCGCACTCTTCACGTTCATACGCGGTTACCAACTCGGCGAACTTTGCAAGCGGCTCGTCAATTAGTGAATGTGTGGACTGAATGCATTGCGGCTGAAACTTTTGCGAATCCTTATCAACAATAAAGCCCGCTTGTTCTGCTAATTCTTTAATGCTCATGCCTCATCCTTCACAAACACGCCATTGGCAAGCAATGTGCCTTTGCGATTTTTGATTTCCTCATAAGCCAATTCCATGCAATCAACTAGGTTGATGTCCTGCAAGGCGCAGTAAACAATGAGGCAAACCATCACATCACCCACGCCATCAGCAATGCCATCCTGGTCATTCTTGATGGTTGCATCTGCCAACTCACCAATTTCACTCATTGCTTTGAGTAATTGAGTTTGTGGGTGGCTGTTAGGAATGATTTTCCTAGCCTCTGCCCATCGAATGATGTCCAATTCTAAAATTGCATAAGTAGCCATAAATTACTCCTAAAAGGTGGGGGTACTCACTTAGCTTGGTGGCAACTGCGAATTGATGCCAAGCATTTGTTTTCCCCCCAAAAGGGTGAGGTACTCGCTGCACTGTAAGAATCAATAGCTATCGCCATTTTCTTTAACAGCATCCGCTTTCCCTCGTTAATCAAAATGGTAAATCGTCGTCCATGTCCTTGGGAAAACCATCGTCTTTCGGAAAGCCATCTTTAGCCTTCGGAGTGTTGAGGTAAGCCCAGCCATTCCAGCCGCCTTCAATCACAGGAATGGAGTCCAGCTTTAACTGCTTGCCATTCTTTGTCTCGATGATGGAGCCAATCTTTTGGTAGTTGTTTTTCTCAACACCATCTTTGGTGTACTTCCCGTTTACCACTGTCACATCGTATAACTTAGCCATTTTTATCCTTTAGAAAGTTCAGATTGCTTTTTGATTGCGCTACGGGTCTTGCTGTCAAGCATTCCCCAGAGTGCTACTTTTTCCTCCGCATCAACGATGCCTTGGTATTCACCAAGAGCGCCGACTGCATCATCTGCTGCCATGCGCTCATTGATTGCTTGCGCCACTAAAGCAAGCTTGTTTGTTTGCCCTGGTGACACCAATTCAGTCTTAGCTGCTGCAATGCGAGGGCCACGGCTTGCTGCGTTGCCATCGTCATCTTCAGGAGCTATCCCACAGGCCGCCATGAGGCTATAGCGCCGTGCATAGGTCAGTGCGCTGCCATACCCCTGCGGGTCTTGCTTTCCTGCTGGAACGTGCAGCTTGCCGCACTCCAATGTCTCGCCAGACTCATGGATGAAAACAGTCTCAACGGTCACGCCTGTGCTGTCCTCAGATGTGCGTTGTACCAATGCAATCCCTGCGTTGTTGAGGCTATCAATGACCGCTTCGATGCAGCCTGACAAGTCCACATACTTGCTGCGGAAATGCGGGTTGGTCGATGTCTTGAGTGCAGGGCCAAAAGCCTTTTGTGCTTTGACCAGTGCTGTTGCTATTTCTTTCATTTTTCGTCCTTATAAATTTTGTTTAATTGCTCTTTGTGCCATTCAATGCGTTCATTTTGAAGCTCTAACCGCTGGCATAAAATCTTTATATAAATTTCTAGATAGCTGGCAGGGTCATTTCTGCTTTTGCAATCGGCAATGATTTCCTCTGCGTTGCTTGATGTAATCATTGTTTGCGCTCCCACAAGATTTCCTGCTGGAGCTTCTTCATCTCATCACTGTTGTATTGCGCCTCATGGCACAGTCCACGGATGTGGGCTTGCAGCACTCCTACTTGGTAGGCCAGCCTGTCTGCTAGGTCTTTTGCGCCGTAACGCTGTGCAGCTTCTTCTGCATCAGCAATGATGCGGTCAGCTTCTTTATTCGCAGTGGTCATCTTCAAGCCTTTCGGAAATTTTGTTAGTGATGTGTTCACGGGTTGAGTCGCTAAGGTAGTCAATCCACTCAAGTCCTGCATGGCAAACAGAAAAGACTACCAAGGTGTTCATCTCCGTATCCCATTCGTATTCCACGCTGAGAAATGTAGGTTGCCCGTTGCCAAGGCTGTCCCATTTGATTTCGCGGATGTTGGTGTGTATGGTCATTTGTTGCCCCATCTTTTTGAAAGTTCTTCGTTTATTCTGTTGCGCTCAAGAATAAATTGAAGGTAAGTTCTCTCGCTATCGGCCTTTTCCCGTTCTTGTACGGCTTTTATGCAATCCTCTTGGGCTTTTCTTAGGTTAGCATGAGCTTCAAACGACTTCTCATTGGCTGCTTTTGCTATGGCAACAAGTTGCGGCAGGTACTCTTCAAGCGTTACATCTCCAATGTTTGGGAAGAAACTGCGGTCATATTTTTCCTGCAATGTCATTTGCCAACTCCTTCGTACT